TCAGGACGGTTTGATAGATGCCAGCGGGTTGAGCCGGATGGCATCTTCCAGATGATCGGGAGCAAAGTGAGAGTAACGCATGGTCATGGTGATGGTGGAGTGACCCAGAATTTTTTGCAGCACCAGAATGTTGCCGCCGTTCATCATAAAGTGGCTGGCAAAGGTGTGGCGTAACACGTGGGTACATTGGCCGTCGGGCAGTTCGATACCGGCGACGGTCAGTGCCTTTTCGAAGGCGCGGTAACAGTCACCAAACAGCCGACCGCGCTTTTTGGGCAGTTGGGCATGAAGATCGGGGCTGATGGGAATAGCCCGGCTTTTTTTGCTTTTGGTGCGGGTAAAGGTCAGTCGGTAAGGGGTCACCTGTGACTGGGTAAGTTCTTCAATTTCGGACCAACGGGCACCGGTGGCCAGGCACAGCTTAACCACCAACAGCAGATCCGGATTACTGCTGTCGGCACAGGCATCCAGCAGTCGCTTGATCTCGCTTCATACAAAAACGCCAGTTCACTGTCGGCCACCTTGAAGGCCCGCAGCCCGTCCAACGGATTTTCGCCCTGCCACTCCCCTAGCCTCTTCAGTTCGTTGAACACCGCCCGCAAATAGGCATGCTCCCGGTTAACGGTGTTGGGGGTAACCCCCTGGCTGGCTTGATTGGTCGCTCGCCGGTCCGGCAGACTGCCGGAAAGCCGGGCTTCTCGGTAGGCGGCAAAGTCCCGCGTTGAAAACGATGCCGCCAGGGGATTGCCCAATGCCTCGCACAAGCTAATCAGCTTTGCCTGCCGCCGTTCGCCATCCCGCAGGCTTTGCCCATGCAAGGCAAACCACCGCTCCACCAGGTCGGTTAACCGTCGTGGATCGCTCGGCTCGGCACCAGACTCCAGCCAGGGCGTGCTTTTTTCGGGATCATCCAGGAAGCGCTCAAACGCCAGTGCCTCGCCCTTGGTGGCGAACTGCTTGCGGATGCGCGGCACCTTGGGCCTGTCTTTGCTGGGCCGGCCTTCGGGGTACAGCTCGGCCAGCCACTTACCGGACGGGAGTTTTCTTACTGCCATGGTCTCACTCAGCACATCAGGATACTGTTAATTTATACAGCAAAATCCTAACTGAGCTATCTTTAAAGATGCAACCAATAAACACCAGTAGTGACATACAGTGACAACGAACACGTTTGGTGTAAAATGTGAGGCCCCATTTGCATCAATGCAAATTTGTGTGGGAGTGCTATGTTAGGGGTGACGCAGTGGAAGCGTCATCCCGCTGTAACCGTAACGAGGCAGCGTATACCTGCCGGGTTTAAAAGGAGGGTGTGATGGAAGAAGCTGTTGTTAAACGCATACTTGACGCCCATTGGGACAAGTTGCTACCAGTTCGTCCAGCCGACATTGCCCGCTCTCTGGGCATGCGGATCGACGTGCTTGATGGGCCTGATTTGAGCGGTGAAGCAGAAATCCGTGACGGACAGAAAGTCATCAAGTTTAACCGCAATGAGAGTACCAATCGTCAACGCTTTACCATGGCGCACGAGATTGGCCATCATGTGCTGGGGCATGTCACATCCTCTAAGTCCAAACACCGCGATAACGCTGGCTCGTTTTCAAGCGGCAACAACGACTGGCAGGAAGTGCAGGCCAACCGTTTCGCTGCCGCTCTGCTCATGCCTAAACTGGCCATTGAGACTCTGGTATATCGCGAAGGCATGACCAACATTTCCCGCTTGGCAGAGACCTTGCGCGTGTCTGAAGCAGCCATGTACTACCGCCTTAAGAACCTTGGCATGCTATAGGCTTGCAACTAAGCGTACAGGCCAATACATTAACCCTCTGACTGCAGAGGGTTTTTTATGTCCGATAAAAAAGAAAAAATAACATTTGATGATCTGCCGAAGGCGATCTCCCCAGCGAGAAAGTGAACGAGGCCCAGCATGTACTCCGGTGGCAAACGTTTGATGCCAAGGCAATGATGTGGCTTCGTATCATTTCACTTGTACTAGCTATGGCAGTGTCTATTTGCTTCTTGTACAAAGGCCTGAAATATACCGACTTGGCCATAACCAGTGTGGTTGGTCATGCAAGCCAGAAAGAATCATCAGCTGTAGTCATAGCATCAGCAAAGGCTCAAGAGGCCAATATCTCCCCTGCCAACGAAACCCAGGCCAGCGCCCGCAGCAAAGCCAGTACGGATAGCAAAGGCACCGAAGAAAACAAGACCGAAAAAAATGAATGGGACAAGGCGCTGATTTCGTCCGGCTCCATTATCACGCTTATTGCATTTGTGCTGGGTGTAGGCCTGACCTTGATACTTGCGGTACTTAAGTTATCAATTTCGGCCAACAAGCCAAACGAACCAGCATCAGATTATGTAGGCTTGGCCGGCCCATTCAGTGAACTACTGACACAATTTGCAAACTGGTTGAAGAGTAAAGGCAAGTAACAAAGCGACCTCAGCACCGTCCTTTCACCAAGGGCGGTGTTGCCCAGGTTCTTCAATGAAACTCTCAAATACCAGCACCTCGACCTTGGTGGCTAACTGCTTGCGGATGTGCGTAACCTTGGTCCTATCTTTATTTTTACCTTCCTCTTTATTTAGTGTCTATTTTTAAATGTATTTTCTCTTCTCAATCTCAGGAACGAGCGATTCAGTACAAAACGCTTTATTCACTGTAGAAATTAAATCTAACATTTGTGTCTCTATTTCATAAAAATCATTTCTTGGATGAAAACTTAAATTAATACCAAAAAAGCTTACTGCACCAGAAATTCTTTTTTGATGCTCCTTATAACGATAGGAACCTTCTGTTGCACTCTGAGCCTGTTTATTAGATGATAATATTTCATTATTCATTCGAGTAACCACTTCAACATACTCATCAGACACATTCATAGACCCAGAGCGTGAACGTTTAAAAATCAAGTTGTACCACTTAAAAGTATCAATGGCGGAAAGTAGCAGTCTATCTCTTTTTTTCACTTCAAAATCTATATAGTCTTGGAATATTTTAAAATGCGCAATATGATTATTTAATGCGTTTGAGCGAGTGACATTAAGATAACTTTTCACGGCAACAGCAATACCACCAACAGTAGCGATTGATGTCAAAATAGAAATAGTTGCATTGAAAACCTTAATTACAGCACTAAGTTTTTTATTGGTATACAAAACACATTCATTGGTAAAACAAAACTCTAGCAAGTACATTTTTTCATTATAAATTGTAGTGTAGAGTATCGTTACCATTAAAAGCAAACTGACCAGAACTACAATAACAAAAGAATAAACAACAAAAGGTATCAGTTTTATTTTTCTAAGCATTTTCAACATTGTCATACTCTGGCTTTATTACGTTCAACCTGCTTCTTAATTTTAATGCAGTTTTATAATATGTCCGTTGCAAGACGTTTAATCTATCTTGAGCCATATAGTATCTTTTCTTGTACCAATATGATTCTTTTTTGTTATTGAAGTCATTTTCTAACCGTTTAACAGCCAGCTTACATCTTCTTAAGTCTGTCTTTGACGGCAAAGGCAAAATTTTATTTAGTTTATTTATTAGCACCTGATGTTTTTCATGTTTAACACGCTTTAATTTATTTACCCTCCCCATGCAACGGTTAAAATCTTTTCTATAAGCAAATGTTGTTCTATAACCAACTTCCGATGATAACTTTTCAATATTTTGTACAGCTGCCCGTAATCTTCTAACCTCATCAGAAGGATATCGTGGTTCTTTAAAATTAACTCGCATACCATGCACCATTAATGGCTCAATAGATGCGTGAAATACTTTTGTCTTATTATTATTTATCGGAAGGTCCTTGTCTTGCAACATCTTGGATATAATCGATTGTGCATGATCAAATTGAAAATTTGATATTCTAGATGATACTGTAATATCATCTACCAACCGAGTGTAAACTAATCCTTTTCTTTGCAACCTCTCAATAATTTTATACTCTTCATCCCACAAACATAGACTAGCAATATAACTAGATGTCAATGCACCTTGTACAACCACTCCTCTATAACAACAAATATCACTCAATACATTTGACACATCACAGTTATATTTAAAAAGACCTGTGAATATTTTCTTGACATGAAAAATATCTATATTATCAAAGAAGTCTTTTATGTCTAACTTCAATAAGCTTTTAGCTCCGCAATGCTGAGCCGCACAACTCACATAATCCTTATTCTCAACAACATTATTGCCTTCATCTTTAGTATTAGGAACAGATCCAAATATATAACTAGGCCAACGTACTATTTTCTGAAAAATTCGAGTATTTATTCGCCTCTGCACTTTCCGCAATAAATAATGTGGCTTATGAATGGTTCTAAATGAACCATCATTCTTTTCAGTTTTGGCTTGAACGTATCTATCATAATCACTCAACGCAAGAGCCTGATTAAGCTCTTCTTCGCTAATATCAAGAACACTGCATAAATTTGATACATTAGCGATAGCGTTCAATGTTGTGATTTGAGGTTTTTTGATATACATAAAGGGATCACTGACAATAAAAGCTTAGCCACTCATACTCTAGAGATCGAGAAATGGTGTTGCATTCATTGATTATATTTGTCAACTGCCACCATTTCTCTGGCTAAGCTCATCGTCCTTCGCTACTCTCGGTCCGAAGGGCCGGGAGGGGCGCATAGGGTGCAGGCCTCGGCAATGCTGGTTTTTTAACTCCAGCGCTCTATATAAAATAGAGCAAAAGACAAATACGATTACATCAACTGCAGCAAGCTGAGCGATACGCTCATGCACATGGGACTCTAGCGGAACAAGCAACAAAACGCAATAAGTAGCTTAATAATATCCAATAAATTAGAAATCACTAATTTATTGGTGACCAACTGAGATGTTTTGCCCTCAGCTATTACTTATTGCGTGTAAAATTTTAATGAAACTAATATTAAATTTTCTTCCCTGTCCACCTGGCAATGATGCGTATGTCGTCGGGTTTATTGTCTTGCGTGAGGTGGAGCTTGTCGTAGGCCGGGTTGTCGCTTTTGATGTAGAGGCCGCCCATCAGGTCGGACTGGAGGCGCTTGATCAGCAGCTGGCCGTTTAGGCGGAGCACGTACACGCTGTCGGGCAGGTTTTCGACGGCGTCTTCGGGCAGCATTTCCACTAAAGGAGTGTCGCCGTGTTCCAGGGTCGGGCTCATGGAGTCACCATGCACTTTAAGCACGGCCAGGCGTTTGCCGATCAGGCCGTGGTCTTCCAGCCAAGCAGTAGAGAACGGCACGCGGGCTTCCAGGTGATCCCACTCGTTATGGGCACCGTTACCGGCCGAGACAAAAACGTCGTAGCTATCGACCCAGAGCACTTTGGATTGTGATTCGGCATCACTGTCATCTGCCGAGCGATTACCTTGACCAGTAGCCAACCACTTAACATCTACGCCAGCAGCATTCGCGATAGCAATTAGTCTCTCTACGTTTGGAGTTGATGCGCCTGAGCGATACTTTTTGATCGCCGTATCGCTCAAACCACATCTAGCTCCGAACGAACGAGCTGACTCATCCCCGAGGATTAGCTCCATTCGTTCTGTAAAACCCTTCAGATCGAACGAGTCCATGCCTGCAGCAGCCTCTTTTGAACCCTCAAAGTTTGACATAGATCACACTTAGCGCCTTTATGGTGAATATTGCAGTTTAAATGGTCTTGATGATCAAACCAAATGATCTAATAATCACCTCACGAAAACGAATGAGCCGACTAACCGATTCAAACAAGACCAACTAAGCGCAATAACAAGCAATAGGTTCCAATTATGACTCAAATAGCTATCCATTTCGACTGCCCGGTGGTCAGTGTAGACCGCTTTTGTGAGCTTTCGGGCATGACCAAGGCCACGGTGCAACGCCGTATAGAAGAAGGCCGCATTCCGGTGCTGCCCAAGCAGGGCAAGCGCGAGGTGGTCATGGTGAATTTGATGGGCCTGGCGGCTCTGGGCATGGAGTGCTTCCAGCAGATACAGAGCAGAAAGCAAGCCCAGTCTGTTACTCCCCGGGCATAACGGCGGCCATCGCCCAGATAACCATCACCACAGGAATAAACCATGACCCCATTCCCCATTCATTTTGATGTGCCGGTGTGCACGGTGGAGCGCTTTTCTGAGCTCACCGGGCTGACCCAGCGCACGGTAGAAAACTATGTACGAGCCGGTCGCATTCCCATCATGCCCAAAGAAGGCAAAGCGGAAAAAGTGCTGATCAACCTGGTGCTCTACACCCAGCAGGCATTGGCCCAGGGCCAGCAGATGGCGGCCAAACGCCGCAGCGCCCTCTGAGTGTTCACGCTTATTCAACCACGCCAAGGATGCCAACGAATGTATAAGCCTCATTTAGATAAATACGGCACCGAATTCCCGCACTGGGAATCCGCCGTTACCCGCTTTAAAGCGGCTCACAACCAGAGCGACGTAGCCCGCGCCATCGGCAGCAAGCCGCAGCTGTGGATCAATAAGCTGTCGGCAGACCAGAACGGCGAGCCCACGGTTAAAAACGTGATTGCCGCCGCCCGTGTTACCGGTGATCACACCCTGGTACACGGTCTGCTGCTGGAACTGGATATGGCCGGTATCACCCTGCCCAAATCTGATCACCAGGGCAGCGACACCCCGCTGACCAGTCAGGCGCTGGAGATCACCGCTACCGCCGGCGAACTGGCCCGCGACGCCATTACCGTGCAACAGGCCGGCAGGGTAAGCCGCACCAAACGCGACAACGCCGTAAACAAGGCCACCAGTCTGATGGGTGCCCTCGCGCTGTTTGTGCACGACGTTGAGGCCCGCTTTCAGGCCGTGCCGGGGCTGACCATAGCCATCGACACCTTCAGCAACAGCGCCATGCCTGGCATCACCGGATAAGGAGACCGAACCATGTACATCAATACCGCCCGTTTATTGCGTACCCCTGCTTCGGTATACGCCCCGCAACGCCCGGAAGTGGTCACCCATCGCAGCCGCCCCGGCTTTATCGAACGCCAGGATGGCAGCTGGATTTGCCTGCCCATTCACTCACCGGTGCAGCGCCGTCGCAACAAGCCCAAGGCTCGTCGTCGTTTGTGGCATTGGCTGGCCGGCATGCTCGGCGATAACAGCCGCACTCAATCCGGAGGTAAAGCATGAGCTCTTATCACCCCATTACCCAGCCACCTGCCGAATTGGCGATCAACCACATGCGGCACCTGCTGCGCCGCTGCCGTATCTCTGCCTGGTGGAGTGAACAAAACAAAGAGGTACGCGAAGGCATCTGCCGGGCGGCCGCCCTCAAGCCGGTGGCGTACTGGGATAAACGCCTGGAAGACATGACCGACGACGAGCGCGAAGCCATCCGCCGGGCGGTAGTGGCATTAAAACAGGCACTGGCCGGATTTAGTGCCACCGACCGCAGCGAATGGCTGCACGTGCCGGACTTTGCCGGTGCGGAATCTGGTGAAGAAGTGAAGCAGGCAGAGCAACAACGCCGAGAGGAATTGCACCAGCAGGCGCGCCGGCTGCAACAACGGGCAAAAAAGTTGAAGGCCGCTCAGCTGTAACTGAAAGCGGCCTTCAGACGTGAACTCACGCCAATCGAATCGAGATAACTATGACACAGCTTAATGCTATCCGCAAAGCAGCCAACGAGCGTATTTACGCTTACAACCAGCTGGTGCGCCGCCAGCAATCGCACAGCATCGAGTTTGCCACCGAATGCGCGCTGGAAGTGCTGGCCGAGCTGGCCGACGAACTCGGTGCGCTGGGCATGTATCAACAAATTACCAACCGCATACATCAGCTGGAGCAGCACCGGGTGCTGGCCCCGATCACCGCCATGGGGGTGGGGGTATGAGCACACTTTACCTGGCCGCGGATCATCTGCGTGCCCACTGGCACCAGGCCAAAGCCGACTTCTGGCGTCACTGGCGCCCCTGTTTTGAACAAGGGGAAGATCGTGCCCGCCTGCTGCTGGACTTGGGAACCATCCGTTCCCTCTACTGGCAGGCGCTGGGCCTGAATGCCCTTTCCATCGCCAAAACCATCAGCGCCTGGTGGCGCAAAACCGCCCCCGTTCATCAACTCGGTCCACAGGTAATTTAATGACTCACGCTATTGAAGCGGCCGATGTGGCCGCCTTTTTTGCGCCTGCTGAAAAAGATAAAGCCAAACGAGTGGCAGGAGTACCGGTAGAAAAGGAACTGTTCGAACAACGCCACGAAAAGGACAATCTGCGCTGGGCCGGAAAACTGCTGGCCCAGATAGAAGATCACGCAGCCAGCGCCCTGTTCAAAGAATATCAGTACCGCCTGAACAAGAATCAGACCCTCAGTGCCAATATCTGGCTGCGTAAATCGGTAGAGCAAATCCGGGAACATGCCGCCCGTTTCCCTCTCCCCTTGCGCATGGTCGCCAGCGAACTGGGCCGGGCCAACATTGCCCGCGAGTGGTCGAACGCCTGTGCCGCCATCGTGCAAGAGAAAACCGCCAACTTCACCACCCCGGTTAATGCCGAGCAACTGCTGGATGCCGCCATGGAGCCGGCCCGAAAATGGGGCATTTCTCCGCTGCTGCCTTCCTTTAGCAAGGCCTGCCCCCATGCTGAAATCAGCGATCAGCATATAGACATGGCCGTTAGCGCCGTGGCCCGGTTGCAGGATGCCGAGTGGTGGGAGCGCCAAATCACCCGCGCCTGGCGCCGCTATGCCGAACACGTCGCCATTCTGATCGGCAAGGTGCGCAAGGGCGTTAGCGCCTATGTCTCTCAGCGATCGCTGCAAGACTACCGCGCGCGCAAGCAGGCCGGTGCCGCCTGGTTGAAAACAATGTACGCCATCAACCCCGAGCTGGAGCTGGAAGTTCCCCTGGCCGATGCCGTTAAGGCCAGCGTGGCCAACCCTGAGATCCGCCGTATGGAACTCATGGTTCGTATGCGTGGCTTTGAAGAGGTGGCAGAAGAGCAGGATCTGGTCGGCGAATTTTATACCTGGACCGCCCCCAGCCGCTTCCATGCCTGGACCATTATCAAAGACAAAGACAAAGACAAAGGCAAGGACAAAGGCAAGGACAAAACCAAACCCAAAAAAACGGTACGTAATACCCGCTACGACGGCAGCACCCCGCGCCATACCCAGCGTTATCTGTGCGGCCAGTGGGCAAAGGCCCGCGCCAAACTGGCACGCCTGGGTGTGCGGTTCTTCGGCTTTCGGGTCGTTGAGCCCCATCACGACGGCACCCCGCACTGGCACATGTTGTTTTTTGTTCATCCCAGCCAACGCCTGTTACTGCGCTGGGTGCTGCGCAAATATGCCTGTGAGCACGACAAAAAAGAGTTGGCCAAGTCTTACAAGCCCCGCTTCGACTGGAGCGCCATTGACCCCGCCAAGGGTACTGCCACCGGTTACATTGCCAAGTACATCGCCAAGAACATCGACGGCTTCAATATGGATTGGGATGAAGAGTCCGAAGAAGCCATTTCTACTGCTGTCCCCGCCGTGGCCGCCTGGTCGAGCCTATGGGGTATTCGTCAGTTTCAACAAGTGGGTGGTCCGAGCGTAACCGTGTGGCGCGAGCTGCGCCGCCTGCGCGAAGCCACCCAAAACCCCATTCTTGAACCTGCCCGCAAAGCCGCAGATGCCGGCAAGTGGGCCGCCTATGTGGATGCCATGGGCGGCATTGATGCCGCCAGAAAAGATCACCCCATCCAGTTGGCTCACCTGGTTAAACCCGCCGCCAGCAAGTACGGCGAAGACGTGGCCAAGCTCACCGGTCTGCGCACCGCCAACATCTTCACCAGTGTGAACGGTACTGCCACCGGCATCATGGTGGGCATGTCTGAGGCTCAAACCCGCCACCAGGGCTGGGAGTTGTCGCGCACTGGCCTTGGCGAGCGTAGCGAGTTGCCTTCTGGTAAGCGCAGCGAACTGCCCTTAAGCGGCGACAGCCGCGCCCCTTGGAGTTCTGACAATAACTGTACGCGAGGATCAGTTTTGGCAGAAAAGGACCCATTAGACCGGGAAATGGCAATGCTCGGTCTGGATGCCCGAGACAAAAAGTTGCTGCTGAACGGTGCCGTTATCGAAATTGATGGTTTATTCGTCAGCATTCGCAACGGCTGCCTGAACACCTGCCGCCAACGCCCGAACGTGCGACCGGAATATGACAAACTAGATCATGATTTGGAGCCTTTGAAATCCGGCAAGGCATACTGGAAACGTCGGATCCAAGGTGAACTGTTCACTGGCAACACGCCGGTGAATGAGTGGCTGAAGACGGTACCCGAACACGATCTGGGTGATGTCATTATGCAAATCGACGATATGTTGCTGAAAGAACGCCAGCTAAACCCACTGACTTATAAAGAAGACATGCTACTGGTACAGTTACAGCAACTGATAGAAGAGACTATTGCCGATTCAGAGTTCTGGAGGCTATACCTTGAGTAAATACGTGTTTGCCGATGTATTTGTGATAAGAGACTGCCGGCAAATGGTCCGGCGATTCCACGGCACCTTCCCCCCCGAAGTGACAGCCTGGCTCGGCGCCATGTCAAAAGAACAAGCTGTGGTGCATAGAGAGGTCTACATCAGCCTGGCCAATGGCACGGATGAACGAAAGCTCAAGGGCAAGTACTGGGAATTCAAAGAAGCATGGCAAGAGCAAAGAGGAAAGCTCAATCGTGATCCAGATCAGAAGTATCTAGACGAAATAGAAGATCAATGGCGTAGAGACCAAAGGGGCAAGTGGTGAAGCTAGGGCGCTGTGGCACACCGAGCAAGCAAAACAGTTAGAGCTGTGACCGGTCACACTAAGCAGGCAAGGAGAAAGAATGATTCAGCAAAACCAATCTCCCCAAAAGTGCGATGAACTAAAAGATGAACAGGTTTGGGCATTCGTAGGATCTGAAGCTGTTGCTGGCCCTTTCAACTCGTGGGAAGAGGCGCAGCAACAATTCGAGAAATTGGTAGATGAATGGGGAGTACATATCTACCTGGACTGGATGTAACTCTCGAAGAACTGAGCCCCGGCCTGCTGAAAGTCGGCAGGGGCTTGGGACTTAAGGTGTTAGTGGCTGCGTTCTTCCAGTTCGTGACGGCTGGCCACCGCCAGAAAGTGACTGCGATCTTTATATTCCCCATGTGAAGCTTTCACTCGGGAATCAATCAGCTGAATAAGACCATCAGGCAAGCTGACGTTGATGCGTTTGGGCTTGCCCATAAATTCGGTCAAATCCACGTCCAGCAGTAACCAGCCATCGCAGTGATCATAGTCTTCTAACTGTCGATAATGACGCGGTCCCAGATCCTTGATGCTATCGACGCTAGTGCCGTTACTCACCATTTCTTCCACCACCATGGCGATGGCTTCGGTGGCCATCACCTTCACCTGTTCTTCGCTGTCGGCAGCACTAAAACAGGCATAATCATCATTGCAGAGCGCAGGCACTACCAGGCCGAGCGCCTCCCCATCATGCGACGGATATTCAACACCGACTGAAAACAACATAAGTACCTCCGCTAAATCTATATCAGGCAAGGAGCGGGGGGATTAAATCCCCGCCGCTTTCTTAATGGACTTGAGAGTTCCAACAGGTAACGACTTTTTAGGATGCGGAACTACGAACTTTTTGCCCGTAATCGGCGAGTACCATATCTGGTGGCTCCCCTTCCCTTGCCGTTCAAGTTCGCAGCCTGCGGACTTCAATTCCTTGATCAGGTCACCTGACGTCATTGAACCTCCTAATCAAGTGTCACAATTATACACACGCACACACACAAAGCACAACCAATACACACCAATACACACAAGAAGCGAGGACACATAAAAAAGGCGCTTATCGCGCCCCTTCCAGCTCCCTCAGTAAATCCTTCTGTGCCCCAGGCGGCAGTGCCTTCACCAACTGAAACGCCATCTGAGTGGTGGTCTTGGCGCTGGGGTTCAGGGTGTGCCGATAACCAAAGCCACCCACCCAGGTGTGGCCACATTCGGCATCGTTGCACTGGCAATACAGCTCGGTATAGTCCGGGCTCAGACGATTGGTTTTGGTTATCCGGCCTCGGTCGCCGCACTCTCTGCAGTAAACACGCATCTTTATTTTTCTCCCGAGTAAACATGCACCTATGATAAATCATCCGCTTCCGGATAACACCAAACCACTGTTTATTTATACAGCCAAGATCCCACTATTCCAGCGCAAACTGCAGAGCCAGCCGGGCCGGTATATCCGGGTCTGAATTCACCACGTCGGCGATCAGCTCGCACAGCGGCAGCACTTCGTTGCGGGCATAAACCACATCGATTTTTTCCGGGTCACCCAGGCCACCGGCATTGGTAGGAATGATGCCGGCCAGCCCGGGCGGAAACCGGTGCGCTGTCAGTACGTCCTGGGCGCTGATGTTCTTGATACGGTCAAAGTCGTCTTTGGTGGCGATGTCTCCCACCGGGATCAGCTTGACCCCGTCCGGGTTTCCGTTGGGAATATTGATAAACAGACTGCGAAAATTGCCCACGCCCTTCGAGCTTTGGATCTTGGCTTTCAGATCTTCTTCCTGGCTTTCGCTCAGGTTCGGGTCGGTGGCGTAGAAGATAAAGCCCATGTGCGCCCCGTTCTGGTAGTAGCGCCGGCGGAACATGGTGGCGTCCCGATTCAGCAGCGCCGACTGAATGCCGCCCAGGTAATCCGGCAGGCCGTAGATTTGCTGCCGGGGGTCGTATTGGGTCAGAAAAATCACGTCTTCCTGCCGGTACCGAATCTGCTCATTGTTGGCCTGCAGTAACACAAAGTCACCGCTCTGGTGCCGGCGCAGATAGATGGACGGCAACGGGTGCAACCGCACCACCCGACCCAGGCCGTTGCGCACCTTCAGAAAGGCGGCATCACCAAACTGGATCAGGTTGTGGGCAAAGGCCTGCATCTGCACCCGCTGCATGCCGCCGCCGCCCTTGAACTTGCCGGCCACCATGTTGCGCCGGGCATAAATCAGCGCGCCGTGGTGGGCGTTGGTGTTGGCAATCTGGGCCAGCCCCTGGCGGCTGATCGGGGTGCTCCAGTAGTCGGCAAAGTGGTCGTAAAACAGCTCGGTGTAATCGGTCAGCCAGCGACCGCTTTCTATCGCTTCCGGCTCGCCAAAATTGAAGGCGATCATCGGGTTGGGGGTGGTTTGCTCGGTCATGCTTGTATGGCCCAGGTTGAAGAACGTTTGTTCGAGTGATCCAGCGGTTCGTTGATCACCGCGTGAGAAATGGCAAAGAAGGCGTCGGCGTGGCCGGTGGTGGCGTCCCGCCCCGCCTTGAAGGTCATGGCATTGCCGCTGCCGGTGGTGGTGCGCTTGATGGCCATGAATGCCAGGGGAATGTCTTTCTGCTCTTGATCCCAGCTGATGCGGCCGGCTTCCACCACGTCGATCATCTTCAGCACCAGGCGGTTCTTGCTCTCTACCGAGTAGTGAATGGCGTGCGCCTCGCGCGGGTACTTGGTCTTGATCAGGTCAAACACCCCGGCGCCAATACCGGTGATATCGACCCCGATGTAGGTCACCCGGTAGCGTTTGAACAGCTTGGCAATTTCAGCCACATGGTGCTGAAAGTTAAGCCCCCGCCAGTGGTGCTTTTCCAGTACCCGGAATGGCTCGTCAGTCACTTCCGGCGGGGCCAGTACCACCAGGGTGGCGTTGTCGCGGGTGCGGCTGGGGTCATAACCCAGCCACACTTCCCGATTGCCGAACGGCCGCGCCTCTCGCGGTTTGAAGTCGGTCCAGATATCGGTATCGACGCCGCAGCCTTCCAGCTGGTTGAACTTGAACACGCTGGCCGCATCGTCCACGAACTCGCACATGAACAGATTGCGGAACACCTCGTCGGCGTATTCGTCCCGCAGCTCCTCCACGTCAATCAGGTTGCAGCCGCTGGCCACCGCGTCTTCCACCGTAATGGCATAACGCCATTGCCGGTCCGGGCACACCCGGCCGCCGTCGCGGTAATCGTCGAGCGTGGGAAACTCAATGTCCTTGCGGCTGTCCTTGCCTTCTTTCCAGGTGTCGCCGGTCCAGAAGCCATATCCCGGATGCGACTTGGCCGAAGGGGTCGAGAAGTAGGTTTTTCGCCAGCGGGTTTGGGTGGCCATGGCCGAGGCCACGTTGCTGAGCTTGGTGAAGCCGGGGATCCAGAAGTATTCGTCAATGTAGACGTTACCGGAACGGGACTGGGCGCTGTTCGAGTTGGTGGACAGAAAATGCAGCTCGGCGCCGTTGCTGAGGATAATCGGATTGCCCGACAGCTCCACCTGCAGAAACTCGCGGGCAATGTTGATGATGTAGGCCCGGAACACTTCCGCCTGGGCCCGTGTCGCCGACAGGAATATCTGATTGCCACCGGTCACCACCGCGTCTTCCAGCGCCTCGCCGGCAAAATAGTAGGTCATGCCCACCTGGCGGCTTTTCAGGATGTTGCGGGTACGCGGCACGCTCGGGTCGTCTTTTGCCTCCCGGCAACGCAACTGGTAGCCGAACAGGGTGCCCAGCCAGCCCGTAAAGTCTTCCGGCAACAGTTCGCCGATGTCGTTCTTGCGCTGCTTGCCCTTTTTCCCCTTGCCGCCCTTACTCTGCCCGCCCCCGCGTTTGCCGGTTCTGGCCGCTGGCAAGTCATCGGCGGGCACCCCGGCGGCAATGGCGGCTTCCCGCTCCTTCAGCCCCACTTCTTTCTCGCGCAGCTGCAGCAGCTCTTTCTTCAGCCGCACATGCTGACCAATCAAGCGATCCAGTTCGTCCAGCTCGGTCTGGTTCTTTTTCTCCCGGCCCAGCAGCAGCTGCACCCGCCGGGCAATGGCGTCTTCCAGTTGCTCGTCCGACAGCAGTGCATCCCAGCTGTATTTCTCTACCCACTGATACACCACCCGCACCGATGCCAGGTTGAGCTCCTGGGCAATCTCCCGGGGTAGCCAGCGTTTTAAATACAGCCCTTTGGCGGCGTTGCGGATTTCTTCGGTGTAGGCCATGGCAGTCCGTGGTAATGATAAATGCGGCCATCATACCCACCGAAAACCGTCACCTATCGCCATGAAATTCCACAGAATTCCGATTTCCCAAAAATCGGAATTGCGCGGAACGGCACCGGATGAAATTGCCCCGAATAGTCCCTAGCCTGTCGCCATCACAGAACATGGGCAGGAACATGAAACCCGATTCACGGTTACGCACAGGCTGGATTTGTATTGCCACCGAGGGCCACAGCGTCGACGAACGCTTTATCTCTCGTGAGTGGCTGACCGACATGGCCGAAACCTATGACCCCGAGCATTACACGGCAGTCATTTGGGCAGATCACTACAAAGGGTCCGCCATGGGCACCGTGGAAGCACTCAAGGCTGAAGAAGTGGACGGCAAGATGAAGCTGTTCGCCATCCTTCGCCCGACCCGGGATCTCATCTATTACAACCAGCTCGGCCAGTACCAGTTCTGCAGCATTGAACCGAAAGAGCAGTTTGCCGGTGGGGACAAAACCTACCTGGGCGGTCTGGGCGTCACCGACCGCCCGGCCAGCACAGGCACCACCCGCATGCAGTTCAGCGCCAAAGACCAGCCCCCGAAAGTGATTGGTCAGAGCGAGCCCTTCAGCCTGGCCGAATTGGCCGACCGTGAGCAAGAGGCCGGCATGTTCAAGAAATTCATGACCTGGTTCAAAGCCCAGGAACCCGAAACCCCTGCCCTCCCAATACCAGAAACCGAGGATCCAGCAATGGACGAAAAACAGTTCAACGAGCTGCTGACCGCCGTCAAAGGCGTGGCCGCCAAACAAGGCGAACTTGAAACCAAGTTCGAGCAGTTCAGCAAACAAGAACCCAAGACCACACCCGAGCCAACAGTGGCGCCCGAGCCTCCGCCGGTACCCGCTGAAACGGGCATCACCAGTGAGCAGTTCAGTGAATTGCTTACCGTGGTCAAGGGCGTGGCCTCCAAGCAGGGCGAGCTGGAAAACCAGTTCTCTACCCTGCTGAAAGAAAAGCCCGGCCAGACACCCAACCCCGCCCCTGCCGGCGGCGATATCTACCACGTGGTGTAAGGAACCAGCATGAGCATGATTCTCACCCAGGCCGCCGAAACCCAGCTGAATAAATACTTTCAGGCGCTGGCCACCGGCTATGGCATTGATGTTAGCCGCATCAAAGACAAGTTTTCCGTTACCGGTCCGCAAGAGACCCGCCTGCGTACGGCCCTGCTGGAATCGGTCGACTTTCTGCGCATGATCACCCTGGCCGACGTCGACCAGATCAAGGGGCAGGTTATCGACGTCGGCATCGGCGGCATCCACTCAGGCCGCAAGGCCAACGGCCGCTTCCTGCAGGCCGTGGGGGTTGATGGTCACAACTACGAGCTGACCGAAACCGACTCCGGCGCCGTGCTGCCTTGGTCGACCCTAGCCGTGTGGGCCAACGCCGGCAACGAAGGCGAGTTCCTGCAAAAGGTGAACGAGTTCATCAACCGCAGCTTTGCGCTGGATATGCTGCGCGTCGGCTTTAACGGTATCTCCATTGCCGCTACCACAGACCCTGTCACCAACCCGCTGGGCCAGGACGTGAACAAGGGCTGGCAGCAGTTGGCAAAAGAATGGAACGGAGGATCCCAGATCGTGGGCGACGCCGGCAGCAAGGTGTACTTCGAGCCGGACGGCAAAAATGGCGAATACAACACCTTGGACGCCATGGCATCGGATCTCATCAACAGCACCATGGACCCGGCGTTTCGTAACGATCCGCGCCTCACCGTGCTGGTCGGTGCCGATCTGGTGGCCGCCGCTCAGGGCCGTTTGTACAGCCAGGCCGACAAGCCTACCGAACAGATTGCCGCCCAGCAGCTGGCCACCTCCATTGCCGGCCGCCGCGCCATGACGCCGCCGTTCTTCCCCGGCAAGCGCATGGTGGTCACCATGCCCGGCAACCTGCACCTGTATACCCAGCGTGGCACCCGCCAACGCAGCGCAGCCCAGAATCAGGACCGCAAGGGCTTCGAGTCCCAATACTGGCGCATGGAAGGCTACGCCGTGGGCGACTACCGCGCCTATGCCGCCTTTGATGAAGACCATGTGGTTATCGGTCCCGGCCCCGATCCGGCGGCGTAAGGGCTGACTCATGAGCACCCCGGCCCAGCGACACAGAGACAAGCACCGCGCTCTGCAGGCTGCCCAACAGGCCGCCGACACCGGGCAAGCCGCAGGTGAACTGGCGCACAGCCTGCACCTGCAACTGCTGGCCCTGGAGCAGGACCAGCAACGGCTGAAAGCACTGGACCGTATCGCCGACAAGGTCACGCTCAAGCGGGAGCTGTTGCCCAAGTATCGCCCCTATGTGGAGCAGTATCTGACCGGGGAAAAGACCCACCAGAACCCGCTGTTCGCCACTCTGGTGGTCTGGCTGTTCGACCTGGGCGAGTTCGAACAGGCGCTGGACTGGGCCGAAGTGGCCATAGCCCAGGGCCAGCACACGCCCACACGCATGAAGCGCGACTTCCCCCACTTTGTGGCGGACACGGTGCTGGAGTGGGCCGAGCAGCAAGCGGCAGAGGGTCAGGCGGTCGAGCCCTATTTCAGTCGGGTATTTCGGCATGTGGCCAGCGACTGGCGACTGAACGAAAAGCTGACCGCCAAGTATTTCAAGTTCGCCGGCTTGCTGTTGCTGCGCGACGCCATGGGAGAGCCCAGGCCCAGCGCGGTGACCGATCCGGAGGTACTGGAACAGGCCGACGCGCTGCTGGTGAAAGCACACGAATGGGATCCGGTGGGTGCCCAGGTAAAAACCCACCGTAACCGAATTGCCATGCGCCTGCGGGCGCTTGAGCAAGACTAGCTCAACGCCGCCGCCCCCCGGCGGTGCGGGAACAGCCAGGCCATGCCATGAGCTGCTTCCCACCACCGTGGCCAGGGGGGCACCTATTTAACGCAGAGGGCAGCCATGTTTAACGGCAACACCACCGACTATCAGCAGACCACCGTCACCAACGATGGTTTCTGGCCGAACATCGAGGTCGGCGACTTTGAGCGCGACAGATCCATGCCGGCCGATTTGCAAGCCGCCACCGTAGCGGCAGCGGTGCTCTCTGCCGTGGCCCAGGTCAACATCGAGCTGGTGTTCACCAAAGCCCGCTTGATGGCCGACGGCCACCTGACCGCCGCCGGCGTGCCCGGCCCATCGGTAGGCACTCAGAACATGCTGACCGCCCTCTACCGCCAGGCGGTGTTTGCCCGGGCCAAGGCCGATCTGGTCACCGAAGCCGGCAGCCTGAGCCAACGCGACACCGGCAACAACCAGGCTACCCAAAGCGGTGATACCCGCGCCGCCCTGCTGGCTGAAAGCCAGCAGCACATACGGGCCATCAAGGGCGTGCACCGCTGCGGGATTGAGTTGCTATGAGCCAGAGCTATTACCTGCAGGCACTGAGCGGAGCCATCAAGACCCTGCTGCCGGCCAAGTGCCACAAGGACTTTGATGCCTGGATGCAGAACGGCACCCTGCGGCTTACCCCCAGGCACGGCGGCAACGGCCTGCAACTGGCCCGGCTGGACTATCAGGCGGTGTTCCTGATTGAAGAACTGCCGTTCAAGGAGCTGGATCCGGCCCTGGTGCTGGCCACCGTGGCCGCCTGGTTGCAGGACCACGACACCGAGCGGGAGCAATTCGAGCTGCCCGAGCCGGAATACGACGTGGAGCCGATAGACGACCGCACTGCCGATCTGACCATCAGCGTGCATTTCAGCGAACCGCTTTATCTGCAGCCGGACGCCGCCGGCCCCATCGCCTATGGCGGGCAGCGTTATCGGGTTGCGCCCTATGAAGTATGGGTGGCCGAAACCGGCCAGCTATGGGTGAACCAGGACGGGCCCTTTCCGTTGGGAGGTCAGCCATGATCGCGTTTGATTTGAAAGGAGCCGTATCCGTCTCCGACCGGCTCAAGCTGGCCATGCTGCCGCCTGCCCGTCGGCAGCGCCTGCTGGACAAGGTGATGCGCCAGGCCGTGAAAGATGCCAAGGCCAACCTGAAAGCCCAGCAAGGCCCGGATGGCAGGCCCTGGCCCAAGCGTAAACAGGGCCGCAAGAAAATGCTCACCAAGATGGGCCGCGGCCTGAAAACCCAGGCCAACCCGAATGAGGCACCGCCGGCTGGAAAAACAAAAAGGCCGCGCAAAACGCCTTCAAGCATCAGTACGGTTTGCCCGAAATTTATACCAAGGCCAAAGCCAGAAAACGCAGCAACAAGGCAAAGGACGCCGCTGATCAGGACGGCCCGGCTACCCGCCACCAGGCGCGGCTGCTACGGCAACTCGGGTACAGCATCACCGTCGGTAAAAAGGTGAAGCGCACCCGCAAGCCGGGGCTGGCCTGGATACAGAAGAACATGAGCTTCGAGCAGGCAGGCCAGACCCTGAAGATGCTGATCGCCGAAAAGAGAAACAAACGAGCCGGCAAGACCAGCTGGGAAATCAAGGTGCCGGCTCGCCCCTTTCTGGAGCTGGATCCTCAACTGGTCATCAATGCCCTGGCCGCCGAATTTAACCGGAGACGTTAACCATGATCCCAACCATTCAGATCAACAACCTGAACCAGATGCAGGGGCCCACCGACGAGGTGGAACGCCATTTCCTGTTTGTGGGCCAGGCCACCAAAAACAACGGCAAGCTGCTGTCACTCAATACCCAGTCAAAACTGGATGAACTGCTGGGAGTGGAAGACAGCCCGCTCAAAGCCAACCTGCTGGCCGCAATGCAGAACGCCGGCCAGAACTGGAGCGCTCACGCCCATGTGCTGGCCCTGGGCGAAGAGTGGACCGAGGCGGTACTGGCCGCCCAGCGCACCGCCTCGTTTGAAGCGGTGGTGCTGCTCGAACCGGTGACCACCGCCGAGCAAATCAACGCCGCCCAGGCATTACGCAACCAGCTGATCGCCACCTGGGGCCGCTGGCAGTTCATGATGCTGGCCGTGAACGGCATTGTGGCCGATGGCGTGGACGCTCAGGACTGGCCCGCCTACGAGGCCACCATGGCCACGCTCGCCAACGGCATTGCCGCCGATGGCGTCATGCTGGTGCCCCAGTTGCACGGCAACAACGCCGGCGTCCTGGCCGGTCGCCTGTGCAACCGGGCGGTATCCGTGGCCGACACCCCGATGCGAGTGAAAACCGGTGCCCTGGTGGCACTGGGCCCGGATCCGGTCGACAGCACCGGCGCCGAACTCAGCCTGGCCACCCTGCAGACCCTGGAAGCCGCGCGTCTGTCGGTGCCCTGGTGGTTCCCGGATTACGACGGTGTCTATTGGGCCGACGGCAACATGCTGGACGTGGAAGGCGGTGATTATCAGGTGGTCGAAAACCGCCGGGTGACCGACAAGATTGCCCGCAAGCTGCGTATCCGGGCCATCAGCCGCATCGGTGATCGCCAACTCAACAGCACCCCGGCCAGTGTGGCCGCCGCCAAGCTGTTCTTCATGCGTGATCTGCGGGCCATGAGCAAGTCGGTGACCATTGCCGGCATGACCTTCCCCGGTGAAATCATGCCGCCTGATGACGGCGATATCGCCATCGAATGGCTGAGCAAGTACGAGGTGGCCATTTACACCCTGGCCCAGCCCTACGACTGCCCCAAGAAGATTGGCATCAACATCATCCTTGACCTCAGCAACCCGGGAGACAGCCAATGAGCCGCCGCATCTCCGGCATGAACTTCGACGTGGAACTGCTCGGTGCCATGATCCACGTCGAAAAAGCCACCCTCACCATTAACGACAGCACCGCCGTGACCCAGACCCGGGGCATTACCGACGGCTATGTGGACGGCGACGTCACCGCCGACGTGGAATACGAGCTGGATACCAAGAACTTCAACCTGCTGAGCCAGGCCGCCAGAAGCGCCGGTTCGTGGCGCGGTATCGAGCCCCACGACGTGCTCTATTACGCCAACACCGGCACCGATGAACTCAAGGTGGAAGCCTTCGGCGTGAAGTTGCTGCTGTCCGACCTGCTCGATATCGACACCAAGGGCGGCGACAAGAGCATTCACAAGATCAAGGGCTTCATCACCAGCCCCGACTTTGTACGCATCAACGGCGTGCCCTACCTGTCCCGTGACGACACTCGTCACCTGATTGGGTAACCGCCATGGATGTTATCGACCGCGCCAATGAACTGAACGACTGGCTGCTGGGCAAGCAGCTGGCCGCCCAGACCGGCCACACCGCCCACGGCACCAGCCGACACGACTGCGAAGAATGCGCCGATCCCATTCCCGAAGGTCGCCGCGTCGCCCTGCCCGGTGTGCGGCTGTGCATCGGCTGCCAGACCCTGATGGAGAAAAGACGATGAGCCAGAACACCTTTGAACAACTGCACTTCAAACGCCGGGAATTCGCCTGCAAATGCGGCTGCGGCTTTGATGCGGTGGATGCCGAACTGCTCGGCGTGTTGGAGCAACTGCGGGCCGATCTGGGCAACCGGGCGGTGAGCATCACCAGCGCCTGCCGGTGTGACAACCACAACCGCAAAGTGGGCGGTGCCCGCAACAGCGTGCACAAGCTCGGCAAGGCGGCGGATATCAAGGTCACGGGCATCGCCCCCGCCAAAGTCGCCGATTACCTGGAGCGCACCTACCCCGGCTGCTACGGCATTGGCCGTTACCACAGCTTCACCCACATCGACGTGCGCGAGTCCCCGGCACGTTGGGGCCAGAACTGAGGAATCGGTCATGAGCAACTGGAAAGACATTGCCGGCACCGTGGGCCGCATCGCCGGGACCGTGGCACCCCTGCTGGGTGGCCCTGTGGGCATGGCCGCCAGTATCGGCGCCCAGATAGCCGGGGCTCTGGGTACCGACAATCGCCCAGATGCGGTGCTGCGCGAACTGACCCAGAACCCCGAGGCCGCGCTCACGCTGCAGCAGTGGGCCCATGAAGAACGGGAGCAAATCCGCCAGGCCAATATCCGTTTGCAGGAGCTGGAGCTGGCCCAGGCACAGACCGAGCTGGCCGACATTCAGCACGCCCGGGAAAGCCACCGGGAACACTGGATGCCCGAGCGCCTGACCCTGTTGCTGGCTCTGATGGTGGTGGCCCTGACCATCGCGCTGATGGCCTGGTCGGTGCCCGACGGATCGAAAGAGGTGGTGTTCTACCTGGTCGGGCAAATCGTGACCGCCTTTCTGGCCGCCGTTACCTATTGGCTGGGCAGCTCACGCGGCAGCGCCGAAAAACAGAAAAAACTGGAACAACTCACGGGAGGCGCACTTGGCACAAGTAGCGGAATGGCTGGGTCTGGCCATCGCGGCGGCCGGCCTGCTGATCGGCATCCTTAGCCCGGTGCTGACCAGCCTGTTTGGCCGCCTCAGCCGGCAACAGGTGGACATGGCCAACCATCGCGCCCATGTGGCCGAGAACTACGCCACCAAGACCGAACTGAGCGAAGGCTTTAATCGACTCGAACAACGCATAGACGGCGGCTTTACCCGCCTGGATGAAAAACTGGAGAGACTGCAGAAATGAGCAAACAAACCATCACCCTGACTGTAAACGGCGCCGAGCTGGTGTTTGAACCCACCACCCAGGCATACAACAAGTACATCAACGAGCTGACCATGGACGACAAGGTAGCCCCGGCCCACAACTACCTAAACCGCATCGTGGCCACCGACGGCAAAGACGCCCTGGCGAAGCTGCTGGCCATGCCCGGCGCCGGCCTCAAGCTGGCCGCCAAGGTTAACGAAGCCTTCATTCCCGAGCTGGAAATCTCGGTAAAAAACTAACCCGCCGGGCCAGGGCCATCGAGCACAACCAGCTGGAGCAGATACTGACGTTACGCCGCCACTATCTGCCCCATGAGCCCGACGATGAAGAAGCCCTGGCCCGGGCTATCTGGCTGAACAAGCAGCACTGGGACAACACTTCTCACGCCATCGCGGCAGGCATAGCAAAGGCATTTAACGGCACATGAGACACCTGGAACAATTAATGCTCACGGTCGGCCTGGTAGACAAAGTCACCCGGCCGATTCAGGGCATTAACCAGCAAATCCAACAGACCGGCGAACTGGGCCGCCAAAGCATGGATCGAATGGTCGGTGGTGCGGCCGGGCTGGCCGCGTCTAGCGTTGCCTTGTATCAGGCGCTGATGCCCGCCATCGAGATGGATCGGGTGCTGGGGGAAGTGAAATCACTGGGCGTGGTGCAGGAAGACCTGGATCAACTCAGCCAGACCGCCACCGAGTTTTCTATCGAGTTCGGCAAGTCGGCTACCGAGTTCGTGGGTGCCGCCTACGATATCAAGTCTGCGATGGGCGACCTGTCGGGCGAGGAACTGGCCGGTATTACCAAGTCGTCTGCCGTGCTGGCCGCCGCCACCAAGGCCGACACCGCCACCATCACCGCCTACATGGGCACCATGTACGGTACCTTCAAAAAACAAGCCGACGCCATGGGCAAAGACAACTTTGCCGCCATGGTTGCCGGCCAGACCGCCCAGGCGGTGGAGTCCTTCAAGACCACCGGCGCCGAGATGAGTGCCGCCTTTACCAGCATCGGTGCCGCCGGTACCGCCGCCGGGGCCAGCATGGCCGAACAGATGGCGGTGCTCGGTACTCTGCAAGCCACCATGTCCGGGTCTGAGGCTGGTACCAAATACAAGTCGTTCCTGAACGGCATTGCCGGCGCTCAGGACAAGCTGAACATGAGCTTTGTGGACGGCAACGGCAACGCCCTGGGCATGGTTGAGATCCTGCAAAAGCTGAAAGATCAGTTTGGCGACACCCTCACCGTGGCCGAGTCGGACGCCCTGAAAAAAGCATTCGGCTCCGACGAGGCGGTGGCGCTCATCAAGCAGATGCTGCCGGATATCGACGGTCTGGCCAACAGCATCAACAACGTGGGCAGGCAAACGGGCATGGACAAGGCCACTCAAATGGCCGGCGCCATGACCGATCAATGGGAGCGACTGGGCGCGGTGTGGTTTGCCCTGCGGGCCGGTGCCGGGGCCAGCGTACTGCCCACCATCAACGAGCTGGTTGGCAGTCTGGTGGATGGCATGGCGGTGCTGGTGAAGTGGACCCAGCTGTTCCCGAACCTCACCGAAATAGTCACCTGGGCGGCCATCGGCTTTGCCGCGCTGACGGCTGTGGCCGCCAGCTGGACGCTGATCATGGGGATTGGCGGCAGCATCATGGCCTTTTATGGCGGCGCCATGAGCGGGCTGATCGGGTTGATGAAACTGCTGCGTCTGGGCTTTGTACTGACCAAAACCGCCCAGCTTGCCTGGATGGCCATTCAGGCCGTTGCCGCCGCCGGCACCTTTCTGCTGACCGGTGCCTTTAGCGCCTTGGGCGTGGCCATGGCCTTTGTGTTCAGCCCCTTCTTCCTGATTATCGCCGCCTTGGCACTGTTGGCCGTGGGTGCCGTCTGGCTGGCCCGCAACTGGGACAGCCTCAAAGCCAGCATCATGGAAAGCGAAGCCTTTACCACGCTGATGGGGCTTCTCGATGCGGCGCAACTGAAATGGCAGTCCTTCATGGACATGCTCGGCAACCTGAGCCCGTTCGACCTGCTGGGCAGCGCCCTGGACTGGCTGATTGAAAAGATAAACCTGATCCCCGGCATCAACATCAACATGGGCAGCTCGGCGCCCACCGTGCCCCGGGCCACTCAGGAAGTGACCCGCAGCTACAGCGGCGCACCGATAGAGCAATCCAATCTGGCCCGCGCCCTGTCACCCGGTCAGGACAGTATCAACCAGCGACTGGCCGCCAGCCGCACCCCCGACACCGTCAAGGCCCCGTCACCGCCACTCATGCCGCAAATGGCCAGGGTTGCCAGCCAGAACAGCGGCAAGACCGTCCAGTTTGGCGACGTGCACATCAAAGCCGAGCAAGGCATGGATCCACAGGCTCTGGCCGAATGGGAGGAACTACAACATGGCTTCTGAGCGTAAATACATCGACCTGCTGGTCGAAGACTTCGGCCTGGTGCTGGATGCCGGCGCCCAGCCAATCACTACCGACAACCGCCACAGTATCGGCCAAGACATCAAGCACGCCGTGCTGGAGTCCGGGCTGGCCCGTGCGCTGATTGGCGAACGCAGCCCGGTGCTGCGCGCCGACGTGCGCACCCAAATCCGCATCCTGGTCGAGCAGGACCGGCGGCTGGTGCCCGGCACCGCCGAGCTGCGCGAAGAAGCGGCAGACCGTTATCTGCTGACCGCCCGCACCTATGAGTTTGGCGATCTGGAGGTGACACTGTGAGCCCCCGCCCCCAGGTAGACTTTACCCGGCTGATGGCCGCCGAAGGCATTCCGACCACCATCGAGGCAGTCGAGCAAGAGCTGGCCCGGGAAGTGACCACCGCCGGCTCCGTCATCACCAACGACAGCCGCATGAGCCCGTTCTGGCGACTGCAGCGGGCCATTGTGGTCAAGCCGGCCATGTGGCTGCTCAACAGCCTGCTTATCGGTCATGTGCTGCCCAACCTGTTTGCCGCCACCGCACGCGGTTATTATCAGGATCTGAAAGCCTGGGACGTGGGGCTGGAGCGCAAAGGTGCCAAGGCCACCCGGGGACTGGTGGAGTTCTTCAAGCAAGACCCGGCCACCGCCGTGACCATAGAAGCCGGCACCCGAGTGACCACAGAGCGGATCAACGGCCGCAGCTACACCCTGGCCGTGACCGACACCGTGACCATTCCCGCCGGGCTGGCCACCGGCCTTGTGGTGTGCGAAGCCACCGAAGCCGGCAGCGCCTGGAACCTGCCCGCCGGTTACTTCTGCATACTGCCCACTTCGGTGAACGGCATCGAGCGGGTGGCCAACCCGGTGGACTGGATCACCGAGCCCGGCGACGACGAAGAAGACGACGACGCCCTGGGGTTGCGCATTCAAAACCAGTATTCGGTGGTGGGCCGCTATCACATCGATGCGGTGTACCGATCCATGCTCGCCGCCGTGGCCGGCATTCGTTCCGATAACATCTATTTCGAGCACGACGCCCCGCGCGGCCCGGGCACCGCCAACGCTTACATCCTGATGGAAGTCGGCAGCACGCCCCAGGCCCTGATCGACAAGCTAAACAAGCATGTGAGCCACGACGGCAACCACGGCCACGGGGATGATCTGCAGTGCTTCGCCCTGCCCGATACCCTGCACGCCATCACCCTCAACATCTGGCCCCGCGCCTTTCTCGGCGATCAGGCCAAAACCCTGCTGCAAACCGAAGCCGAGGCCATGGTACGGGCGGCGTTTCGGGAAACCGCCGATTACCCGACGATCACCCGCACCACCCCGTTCGGCCGCTTCAGCTTCAGCCGGCTGGGCGCCGAACTGCATGCCCTGCTGCCCGACATTCAGAGCCTGAGCTTTGACCAACCGGATATCGACAGCGAAAGGGCTATTCCGCGCCTTTCCTCTCTCACGGTGAATATTCATGAATAAACATCAGCAACAGGCCCCGGATCTGCCCGAACACAAGGCCCCCTGGTGGATGGACGGCAACGGGCTGAAAGAGCCGCATTTTCTGAGCAAGGGCCTGCACGCCTTCTGGCGGCGGCTGTGGCATTGGCTGTTGATCCCGCTGCAGCAGCTGGACCCGCTCGAATGCAGCGAAGCCATGCTCAACCTAATTGCTTGGGACAGAGGCATTCAACGGTTCAGCAACGAGCCGGTGGCTCTGTATCGCAAGCGGGTGAAATACGCCTTTGCCAACGCCCGTGACGCCGGCGAGTCCGCCGGCTTCAAGCGTATTTTCGAGCGCCTCGGCATCGGCTGGGTAGAAGTACACGAACGCCAGCCCGATCAGCCTTGGGACGTGATCACCATTGAGTTGGCCGACATGGAGCTTGCCGGCAACCAGCAGTTGCTCAACGTGCTGATCCAGCACTACGGCCGCACCTGTCGCCGCTACCGCTTTCAGGTGGTTTACCCGCAACCGCTGCGCCTGCATGCCGCCCGTTTCAGCGGCAGCTATCAAAACTTTGGAGCCAAATTAGGATGAGCCAAACCGCCATTACCCTCGCCTTCGAGCAGCACCTGGCAGACTTGCAAATGGGCGCCCAACCGGTCATTCCCGACGAGTTTGTACTGGCCCATGTTCCGGGGCTGGACTTAACCGCCCCCATCAACCGCGCCGCCGGCCTGCCCCCGCCGGCGCAAATCGTACACCGCCAGCCGGTGGATCAGCGCGGCAAGGTCAACGCCAACGGCGTGGCCTATTCCATCATCATGGATACTCGTATCGGTGACTTCACCTTTAACGCCATGTACCTGGTGCACAAGGCCAGCGGTCTGGTGGCCATGGTGGTGCACAAAGCCGCCGAAGATAAGCTGAAGAATCAAGGCAACAGCCAGCCCGGCAACAGCCTAGTGAAGTCGATGCTGATGGAATATCTGGCGCCGCCGATGCCACCAACACCCAGGTGGATGCCAGCACCTGGCAACTCGACTTTTCCGCCCGTCTGCTCGGGCTGGATGAAGACATTCGCCAACAGGCCCACGATCACTACGGGTCCGCCGCCTTTTTGGCTGATGGCTTTGCCGTGCGTCCCGGCCAGGGCGTGAATGAATTCATCGTGGCAGCGGGCCTCGGCTACATTGCCGGCCTGCGCACCGAGCTGACCGCCGAGCAGTCGATCACCGTGAGCCAGCGCCCGGCCACCCTGTACGCCGATGTGTACCACGCCGGTACCCTGCTTTCTGATTGGCATACGCAAGTAGAGATCCGGGCCAGTACCACCCCGCTCGCCGATTACATGGATGAAGCCGGTTATCCCCATTACGTGACCCCACTGGCCACACTTGCCGCCAATGGCGCCGTGACCGACCTGCGCGGCCGGGGCGGCCTTTGGTGGCACGAACAACGCCCTCAGGCCCACACCAAAGAGCAGGTGGGCTTGGATAAACTGGAAAACTGGGGCTGGAGCCACAGCTACACCGACACCACCGGCGGCGCTACCAAATACGCCAGCGGTAAGGCCGTGGCCGACGCCTACAACGCGCTAAACAGCAGCAAGCTGGATAAAACCGGCAAGGCCGCGGATTCCGCCAAGTTCAATGGCCAGCTCCCCAGCTTTTACCTGGACTGGGGCAACTTCACCGGCGTGCCCGTCACCGCCACCCGCTGGCCCAGTTTCGCGGAAGTGACCGGCAAGCCCGCCACCTATCCGCCGGACAGTCATGCCCACTCATGGAGCAGCATCACCGGCAAACCCTCAACCTTCACGCCCAGCAACCACTCGCATCCCTGGAGTGAAGTTACCGATAAACCGGCACAGGCTACCCGCTGGCCAAACTGGAATGAAGTCACCGGGAAACCCGCCGGCATAGACGAACCCGGTCTGGTGGCAGCTTTTGCCATGGCGACACCGCCTGACGGCTGGCTCAAGGCCAACGGTGCCGCCATCAGCCGCACCACCTACTCTGCCCTGTTCGCCGCCATCGGTACCACCTTTGGTGCCGGCAATGGCTCAACCACATTTAACATACCCGACTTGCGTGGTGAATTCGTCCGGGGTTGGGATGACAGCAGAGGCGTTGACGCTGGGCGTGCATTGGGGAGTTGGCAGGAAGACGAGTTCAAAGAACATGGGACTCACGGCACCAACTCTACCAAAAAGCAAGCATCTGACAACAATACGCAAGCGTATGTGCGTTCAGACGGTGATATGGCAGGTTTGAGAGGTGGAGACGAAACGCGCCCCCGTAACGTAGCTTTTCTCTACTGCATTAAATACTAACGGGAGAACATAATGGACATTTATCACTACCATCCCGTCACAGGCGGACTGGCAGGAATGGGTAAGGCCGATCCCGACCCCCTAGATCAGGGTAACTGGCTGGTGCCTGGTCATGCCACCACCACTCCGCCCCCGACTATTTCCGCCGATCAGGTGCTCTGTTCAAGGGCGGCGCCTGGTCACTAGTGGAAAACCACAAAGGTAAAACCGTCTACAACAAGCAAACCAAGGCCGAGCGCAAAATCACCGAACTTGGCCCTATTCCCGACACCGAAACCGAGCTTGCTCCCGGCCCGGATGATGTGTGGGACGAGACAACAGCAAGCTGGCGGCTGGACCCGGTTGCGATCAATCGTCATCAGAAAGCCAAACACGCCGAAATCAACACATGGCGCGACCAGCAGGAACAGACTCCGGTAGAGCACGACGGCCACCACTGGGACACCGACGCCGCCAGTCGGGCGCGGATCATCTCCGTGCTGATGGCCGGAGTGATGCCACTCGATTACTGGACCGATGCCGACAACAACGACCAACCCATGACCCTGGACCAGTTGCGCGAACTGTATGCCGCTATCGTCCAGCAAGGTGGCCGCATTCACGACCGGCAGCGCACCATGAAAGCTGATGTGAGCGCCCTCACCACCATTGAGGAGGTGCAGGCCTATCCCGTCGGCTGGCCGGCAGAGGTAACCGCATGAGCTGGACCCAGACCACCCTGACCTGGCCGCCAAGTGCGGCCAGTATTGAAACTGCCGCCGGTTCGGTGCTGACCGGACTGCCCGCCGCCCAACAGCAAGCCATCGGCACCCTGAATACCGCCGCCGGCGCCGTGAGCTTTGCACCTCATGCCCTGAGCGGTGAAGCCGCCGGCCTGCTGCATCTGCGCGACCAGCTCAATCAACTGCTGGTCGGTGGCCACCGCCTGACCGTCACCCCCTACGATTACGGCGTAGGTCAGGTGGAAGACAGCGGCCATTACCTCGCCCCGGGCAACGCAGCCAAGCGACTGGCCGACAAACTGCAGGATACCGCCGACCCACACCGGCCAACCGGCACCCTGCATGTGCAGGGGCTGCTGATCACCGCCGCCACCCTGGCCGAGTTCGCCAGCAGTCTGCAGCAGATCACCGCCCTTCTGCCCATCCCCGAACTGTGCACCTGTACCCGTCGAGCCCAGGCCGAGCAACAGCATGCCCAGACCCGCATGCAAACCCCGGCCACCGGTATCACCCCCAAGTGGGTACCGGGTCGGCACCAGTATGCGCCGTTGCGCCCGGCTGTCACCACCCTCGGCGCTCAGTTGGCTCAACTGGAATCACTGGCTGGCGATGCCCACAACCCCGTCGCCAAGCTCACCGCCCTGGCCGGCAAGCGGGCCGCCTGGCTCGACCAACAACGGCAGCAACTGGCCAACCTGAAAGCCGGGCTAAGCGGTACCCTTTACGGCCTGCAGGCCAGTGGTTCCCCTTCCACCGTGGCGGCGAGCTTAACCGGCGGCCTGCCCGGTTTTGAGCATGCCCATACCGCGGCGGTGTTGCTGGTGTCGGCCCAGCCGCTGACGTTTTTCAAGGAGCTACTGCCATGATCGCCCTCGATGGTGAATTACTCCGCCTCAAGTCGCCCCGCATCACCCTGAGCATGGAGTTCAAGGAAAAGGACACCTCGGGCCAGACTTCCGGTACCAGCGGCGCCGAGCAGGGAGAAAAGGGCAAGGAACTGCAGATAACGGGCCTGATCCCCTTTGCCGACCAGCTGGCCCTCGCCCGCCTGTTTGAACTGGCACAGGAAAAAGGCGAAGGCAACGAGCGCAAAATCTACCGCATCGGCTGTGAACTGGCCGAAGCGGTGAAGATCTACCAGGTAAAGTTTGCCGGCCGCATCATGGCCCCGGAGCAAGAGGGCCTGTTGGCCTGGCGGGTGTCCTTTACCCTGCGGGAACACCTGTCGGTGCCGGAAAAACGCGAACAGCGGGCGCCCAAACCCAACGCGACCATCGGCCAGGCCACCGAAGGCACCACGGCCGTGACCCCGCCGCCCAATGCCGAACAAGGTGCCGAGCCGGAGCTGACCCGCACCGAACAATTCCTTAAGCGCATGGATGATGCACTGGGAGACAAAACCGAGGGAGACCAACCGAATGAAGCTGAATAAACGCCTGACCCTCAACGGCGAAGATATACACCTTGTCGATGATAAATGGATGCTGGAGCTGTCTTCCGCCGGCCGCGGCTTTGTTACCGTAAAAGGCAGCGCCCAGCCCCGCGCCATGGTGCATTTCGATATCGGTTACGGCACCCGCCTGCAGCGTTACTTTACCGGCATCGTGGCCCGGGCCGAGCCGGCCGACAACGGCCACACCCGCCTGCTGGTCAAGGAGCTGGCCTTTGTGTTGGGTACCCGCATCACCATGAGCCTGCAGCACGCCACCTTTCGCCAGGTGATCACCCGGCTGGCCGACGAAACCGGGCTTAACTTCGTGCTGCCCGAGGCCGAGTACGTCGACACCCCTATTCCCAACTTCACCACTGCCGGCACCGGTGCCCAGTTGCTGCAGAACGCCGGCCGCGCTTTTAACATTCCCGAGTTCTGCTGGTACCAGCAACCGGACGGTAATATCTACGCCGGCAGCTATCGGCACTCCCGCTGGCCTGCTCGCCCGGTAACACTCGACGCCGAGGCCAGCAGCCAACAGGCCGGCGGCAACAGCCTCACCCTGCCCATGTCGCCCATAATGCGCCCGGGCGCCAAGGTCAACGGCCACACCATCACCCAGGTGGAATTTGACGGCACCCACATGACCCTGCGCTGGCAGGGCAAGCAGAAAACCGCCCAGCAGCGGCAGGTAGAGCAGAGCTTTCCCGAACTGGCCGCCGGCTTTCATCTGCCCACCTTCGGCATCGTCACCGCCGCCAGCGATCGGGCCAGTGCCGGACAGCGCAACGACCCCTTCCGCCCCCGCTATGCCGTGGACGTGCAGCAGCTGGATGAAAACGGCAAGCCGGATACAGAAGTACCGGTATTTATGGCTGTGCCGGTACCCGTGCTGTTCGGTGGCCCCGAACAGGGGCAATTCCAGTACCCGGTAGAAGGCACCCTGGTCGAGCTGGGCTTTGCCTTTGGCCGTGCCGATCAGCCCTTCATCCGTACCGTGCTCGGATCCGGCTGGTCACTGCCAAACATCCAGCCCGGCGAACAGCTCACCCAGCAGCGGGGCGAGGTGTATCAGCGCACCGACAATGCCGGCAACCACACCCTGGCCACAGACCAGACCATTCACCACATTGCCGCCCAGCTGCAGCAAGAGGCCGACGACTACCAGAGCCATTTTGGCAACCATCACACCACTGTGGCCCAGCACAGCACCGAAGAAGTGGCCGGCCGCAAACTGATTGAGGCGCTGGGGGCCATCGAGCTGCTGGCCGGTGACGACCTCGAACTGGCCACCCTCGCCAACCTGCACCTGGTCGCCGCCGGCGAACGAGTCGACGTGACCGGGGCCAACTATCAGCACAGCATTGGCGGCGACAGCACCACCACCATCACCGGCGACGAGCAGCGCACCACTCAGGGCAACACGACGGAACAGATCACCGGCAACAAGAGCAGCCAGGCCAAGACCCAGACCATCCTCGGCAACAGCATCGTGCTGGGCAACGGCACCCATAACATGCTGACGCTGATGATCGGCATGATGGCCAACGTACAGGATGCCCTGAACAAACTGGATAGCCACACCCACCCCAACCACAACACCCCGCCCAACGTGCAGGGCCAGGTGGCCGGTCACGCCACCGCTATCGGCACCACCAAGACCAACCTGCAAAGCTTCACCGGCTAACCCCAGCCCTGCCCCACCCAGGCGGCCCACAGCGGCCGCCTTGCTTTACCCTCGCTACCATCACCCCACACACCATCAACGCCGCCAGCGGCTGACTGGCGCCGCCTGTGCTGGCCCACGTCACCCATCAGCACGTCGCCACGTAATCCGTACACGCACGCCAGCACCTCACGGAAATCGCGCTCCTCCGCGCCCGCCTTCGCGCTTTGTGTTTTAAAATTTTGGAAATTCTGCGGGTGTGCAAAAACCACGGCTACGCCCCGCCACCACTGGGATCAGCGGACGATCTGAGGATCTGCAAAGATTGAAGGGAATTGCACGGAAATGAAGGAATCAGGGTGGCAGTAGAACAGGAGCTGGGCAGGCAAACCCGCACCAGTGCTGGAGGTCTTACCGATTACGTGGGGAAAACAGAAAAACGGTCAATCAGACTAACCGCCGCAAGCCTTGCTACGACTGCGATCATGAAAATTTAAAATTTCAATTTGGTTCAACGCTGGATGAGTCGTCGCCATTGTCGCCACAGCTAAACGGCTGTCGCCACTTTGTCGCCACTTGGGATAATTACTGGAGAGGTGTAAACCGTCAGGACTGACGTAAGTGCTTGATTTATAATGGTGCCCGGAGCCGGACTTGAACCGGCACGCTGTTACCAGCGAGGGATTTTAAATCCCTTGTGTCTACCGATTTCACCATCCGGGCAGCAGACGCTTCTAAGGAAGAAGTGGAGGCGCGTTCCGGAGTCGAACCGGACTGAACGGATTTGCAATCCGCTGCATAACCGCTTTGCTAACGCGCCATAAAATAGGTCTTTCAGATAACACTGCATTCTAATGACCGGCGTCTGCCAGTCAACTCTAATCTGCGTGTTCTGATTTGTTCGCACGTTTTTTTATGCGCAAATGCCTGTTTTTGCGTACTGTCTGTTCACGAGTCTACTCGCGGCGCCCTCTTGCCCTGCCCCATCCGGGGTCGGACCTGAGCGCTTCGGAACTCAGACCGAACGGGTCAGATCACCCCAGGCCGCCTTCAGGTAGTCGTAGGCCGAATACAGGGTCAGGCCGGTGGCGATATACAGCAGCAAGTAGCTGCCCCAGATCATGTACAGGCTCTGCTGCCAGATCAGGCCGATGAGCGCCAGCATCTGGATGGTGGTTTTCCACTTGCCAATCCAGCTGACCGCCACCTGAGAGCGCTGACCGATTTCCGCCATCCACTCGCGCAGGGCCGAAATAATGATTTCCCGTCCTATCATGATCATGGCCGGTATGGTGACCAGCGGGCTGCTGTAATCCTCGACGATAATCAC